TCACAGGGCGCGTGGCTGCGGCAAAGCTGGTGTCGATCATCGCTTTTGCCACGATGCCAAGCGCATCCTTGAGCTTCAGCCCATCGAACACCAACCCATCAAAAGCCTTGCGCAGCCCGCCAGAAAACCCCGCCTCAAGCTTGCCAACCGCAAACGCGGCCTCGCCCAAGGCGTCTTTCATGTGCGCCAGTTCCCCGCGCGTCTGCCGTGCCGCCTCAGAGGCCTCGCCCAGCGTCGCGTCGAGTGCGGCGGCTTCTGCATCCAAACTGTCAATCGCGTCCATTTACGTCATCCTCTCATGATCAGGATAGGCCTGAGACAAGGCCTCAAGCGCGCTGCGCCCCATCGGCGCTTGCCCCGCATCAATGCCGAGCATCAGCCGGAATTCTGCGGGCGTCAGCGCCCAAAACTCTGCCGGGCGCAGGCCCAAGCCGCGCACCCCCGTGCGCAGCAATGCAGGCCAGTCAAACCCGGTTGTCATGTGCCACTCGGGCCAAAGGCACGCGCCAGCAACGTCGCCGCCACCCGCGCGGCCCCCACTGGGCCACCGGCAATTTCTGCGAGTCAGGGATGATCACCTGAAAATCCGGCGTTTGCCCGTCAAAGAAAATCTGCCGCGCGCGCTCATCACTGTCGGCGTCCTTAAACACGCCAGAGCCCGAGATCGCCGCCGTTTTCACGCCAGCCCCCGCGAGCAGCTCACGCCACCCACCGGTACTTTCGAGCGATGTGACATCCACGCTTTCCGCGTTAAAGCTGATCCGCGTGGCGCGCAGGCCCGCAACCGTTTCAAAGGCCCCGTCGCCGGTCATGTCGATTTTGATCAAAAGATCCTTGCCATTTTGTGCCGCCACGCGCGCCCGGTGGGATCGTGTCATAGATCGCGTCACCCACAAGATCCGTGACCACAGGCGCACTGCGCAGCGCGTCATAAATCGCCGTCTGCAAGGCCGGTGCAATGGCATAGGTCATACCACCACCTCCTCTACCGCGTGACAGCTGAGGTAATGCGCCGCGCGGTCAAAGGCCGAGACCGCATCAATGCGAAAAATCCGCTCACCCTCGCGAAACCGTTGCCCCGCCACAGGCCGCGATGGCGCGCCTTCGGGGGCTGCACGCACAATGATCCGGCAGCTTAGCCGCGACAGGGGTGCCGCCAAGCCAGCGGCCTGACGCCCGCCACCGGGCTTCACTTCAGCAAACAACGTGCCAAGGACCACCCAGGTTGTCACATGGCCGCCAGAGCCATCTTCTGTGCGTTCCGGTGCCTCAAGGGTCAGCGTGCGTGTCGGCGATGGGCATCCTCGCGCAGCACGCAGCGTGCCGCATCGACGGCCAGCTCTTGGCCCTGCCTAGCAATCAGCGTCATCGCTGATACCGCAGACACCGGTGCCGCTGGCAAAGGCTGGCAGTAGGCATCGCGCCATGCGCGCACGCTCCAGCTAAAACGGCGGCTAATCAATATCTTACCTGTGCGTGCCTCGATCGCTGCGAGTGCCGCGCGCAGGTGGCCGCTGACCAAGGCATCTTGCAAGTCATCATCAGCAAAACCGGTCCCCAACCGCAGATGCGCCTTGAACTGCGCAACCGGCAGGGCTGCATCCGGAATGGGGGTCTCTTCGACTAATAACATGGAATTCTCCGGTCTCTCGCGGCCGCTGCGGGCGTCATTCATCTGATGGGTCGGGTGCGCGCTCTGGCGCGCACCCCGTGGACGGCGTGCCTTAGGCTGACGCGCACTTCAGCAGCTTGATCGCGCCAAAGTCGGACACGGCCCCGCCAACGCGTTTGGTCGCGTAGAACACAACATGCGGCTTGGCCGAGAACGGATCACGCAGCACGCGCAGATCTGGGCGCTCGGCAATCGTGTAACCGGCACCGAAATCACCAAAGGCAATCGGATAGGCATCCGCCGCGATGTCTGGCATGTCTTCGGCAATCAGCACCGGATAGCCGAGCAAACGTGCAGGCTCGCCCGCTGCCAGACCATCAGACCACAAGAAGCGGCCGTCGTTGTCTTTCAGCTTGCGGATCGTGCCCGCCGTCTTGGAGTTCATCACGAACGTGCCGTTCGCGCGGTACTGTGCGCCCACGGCATAGACCAGATCCACAATCGGATCGGCGGCTTCAATCGTCGCGTCCGTCTCGCTCGCGAGCGCGGATTGATGCGGTGCTGCTCAGCGTGCCTTTGATCGCTTCAGACGTCTGCGGATCAACCAGATAGCCGCCATCTGCGGCCACGGCAGAATTCAGCGCCTTGCCTTCCATTTCCAGCCCGCGCAGGCCCTCGTCATCGCCGGACCGCAAATAAGCGGCAAAGGCTTTCTGGTGCGGCGCGTCCAATTCTGCGCCAGTGGCCAACATAGGCCGCGCGGCCCTCATCGATTTACGGTCAAGCTTGTTCATGCGGTCTTCCTGTTTTTGCAATTTGGCAGTGATGCCGTTGGAGAAAGTGGTGAAGTCGGCCACAAAGCCGCCCAAAGCGGCCTTCAGCTCTTGCGCCGGTGTCAGATCATCAGACAGATCTTCCCCGGCCCGAGACGTGGTCTCAGGTTTCGTCATGCGAATGGTCCTTCTTTGGTTGGGGTTAGGTCAGGCTTGGCAGGATCAGCTTGCGCGCCTCTTGCAGCATGTCCGCCAAATCACGCAGCCCGTCATCTGTGGGCGCACCGCCCTTGCTGCCCACGCGCGCGTCCGGCAGCATTGGGAATGTCACGAGCGACACTTCCCACAGTTCAAGCTCTGACAGGTGCCGTTGCCCGGTGTCATCCTTGCGGGCTTTAACGGTGCGGTATCCAATCGACAGCCCATCAATCGCACCCGCCGAGAGCAGGGCCGCCGCCTCGCGGGCGCGGGCCACATCAGGCAACAAGCGGCCTTTGACCCACAGGCCCTTTTCATCGGCGCGCACTTCGTCCCACACGCCAATCGGCTCGGCCGGGTCATGCTGCCACAGCATCTTTACATTGCGCCCTGCCGCCGCGTTGCGGCCCAGCGACTTGTCATAAGCGCCAGACGCCACAACATCCCCGCCCTGATCCGCCTTACCAAAAAGCGAAACCAAAAGTCTGAAACCGGGGGCGGCGCCCGTTCAGGGCGGCGCCCGTCCATATCGACAATATTATCCTTCATCGCTGACCTCCTGTGCGGGCAAGCCCAGCAAATGCCGCTTCTCTGCATCCGTCAGGAACGCCGCATCAGACACCCGCCGCCACTGCGCATCCCGCTCGGCAGAAAGTGCAGGGATCTGATCAAGGTCCGGGCGCAAATCCAGCCGCTCCCCACTGAAATCAGACAACCAATCCGCCAGCGCGCTTGTCACCCGCGTCGCCAATGGCAGCACCGTCAGGCGGTAAAACGCACGGTTCGCCTCTTGGTAATTGGCATAGGTCGCGTCACCGGGGATCCCCAGCAACATCGGTGGCACACCGTAGGCCACCGCGATCTCGCGCGCCGCCGCTTCCTTGGTCTTTTGAAACTCCATGTCAGAGGGCGAAAAGCCCATCGGCTTCCAATCCAACCCACCTTCCAGCAACATCGGCCGCCCCGCATTGCGCGCGCCCTGATGCTGGGTTTCCATCTCACCAAGCAGCCGGTCGTATTGATCCTGCGACAGTTGCGATTGCCCATCCGCCCCACGATACACAATCGCACCAGAAGGCCGCGCCGCATTATCCAGCAGCGCCTTGGACCACCGCGAGGCCGCGTTATGCACATCCACCGCATGCGAGGCCGCGTGCATCGGCGCGAAACCATAATAATCGTCTTGCGGATGAAAGCTCTTGATGTGGCAGATCGCACTGATCCCATCATCCACTGCAAACTGTATCTTGCGCCCGCCCACCGCGTATTCATACGCCGCAGGCCAGCCGTTTTGCCCCGGCACGATATGCATCCGATCCGAGCGCAACACATGCAACTCCGCCGGCAACGTCTCCGGGCTGACCGCCTCAACATAACCGTTCCCGGTCAGCAGCAACTGCCCGTATAGCGCCTCAAGCATCTCGGCCCGGCCCTGCCCCAAATTGGGCCGCGCCAGCAGCTCTTGCACCGGATGCGCATCATAGCGTTGCATGCGGTCTTGCATCACAAGCGGCAGCGCCGC